CAGCGAACCGGGGCTGGGGCCGCCCTGCCGGTCGCCGAAGCGGTGGAGCCCCCGAAGACGCTATCCGCGGCTGAACGTCTGGTGTGGGACGAGCTCGCCCCGCGGGCGGTCGCGCTGCTGACGCTCACGCCGTCGACAAAGTGGTCCTTTGTCGACCTGGTTCGGGCCCGGGTGAATCGCGACGACTGCCACCTCCAGATCGCGACGGACGGGTGGGTCATCACCGTGCTTGGCGAGAAGAAGAAGCATCCCCTGGAGCCCGCCCTTCGGGGCTGGGAGCAGCGGGTGGAAGCTGGGATGGCACGGTTCAGCCTCGCCCCCATGGGCAAGGCCGTGGCGGCGCCGGCGAAACCTGAGGATCCGTTCGCGGAGTTTGAGGTCGGAACGTGAGCCACCCCGTCGACGCCTACGCCCAGGCCGTGGTGCTGGGGACGGTGCCAGCTGGCCGGTATCACCGGCTGCCGTGTGCCCGACACCTGCGTGATCGCGCGCGCGAAGGGACCCCTGGGTTTCCGTACCGGTTCGACCCCGGGAAGGCCGATCGCTTCTACCGCTTCGCGGGCAAATTGAAGCACTACAAGGGGGAGTGGGCCGGCCAATACATCGTCCTGCAGCCCTTTCAGCAGTTCCGGCTCGGGTCCGTGTTCGGGTGGGTGCACGTCGACACGGGCCTGCGGCGCTTTCGCACCGCCTACAACGAGATCCCGCGGAAGAACGGCAAGAGCCTCGAGGCGGCCGTGGTGGCTCTGTATGTCACGTTCTACGACCAGGAGCCAGGCGCCGAGGGCTACACGATCGCCACGAAGCGCGAGCAGGCGAAGATCGTCTTTACGGATGCCAAGCGGCTTGTCGAGTCGAGCGGGCTGAAAACGAAGATCGATGTCCGGGTAGCGAACCTGAACATCGCCGACACCTCGTCGAAGCTCGAGCCGCTCGGGGCTGATCACGACAGCACGGACGGGCTCAACCCCAACCTCATTGTCGTCGACGAGATGCACGCGCACAAGGACCGCGGCCTCATCGATGTCATGGAGACCGCCACGGGGGCCCGACGGCAGCCGTTGAGTTTTCAGATCACGACGGCCGGCGACGACCCCGTGTCGCCGTGCGGCGACCAGCACGACTACGCGTGCAAGATCCTCGATCAGATCCTCGACGACGAGACGTTCTTCGCGTTCATCGCGCACGCGGACGTGGAGGACAAGGACCGGGGCATTCCAGGGGATGACTGGCTCGATGAGGCGGTGTGGGCGAAGGCGAACCCCAACTGGAACGTGTCCATCAAGCCCGACGACATGCGCGCGCTCGCCCGCAAAGCCGCGGCGATGCCGGCCGCGGCGGCCACGTTCAAGCAGAAGCGGCTCAACCTCTGGGTCTCTGCCACGGCGCCCTGGCTGTCGGTGGAGGGCTGGCTGGCCGGGCAAACCACGTGGTCAGCTGACGCCCTCGAGGGGCGCACCTGCTTCGTGGGGATCGACCTGGCATCGAAGCTGGATCTCTGCCCACTGGTGTTCGTGTTCCCGCCGGACGAGACGCATCCCGGCTGGGCGCTGTGGCCCTGGGTGTGGACGCCCGCCGACACGCTCAAGGATCGGGCCCGGCGTGACCGCGCGCCGTACGACATCTGGGTCGACCAGCACTACCTTCTGACGACCCCGGGGACGCGGATCGACCACGGGGCGATCCGTCAGGTGCTGGTGGCCGAGCGCGACCACGTCGCCATCCAGCAGATCGGCTGCGACCCCTGGCACGCGGACATGCTGCTCGAGCAGCTCGTGAACGACGACGGGTTTGATCGGGAGCAGGTGCTCGAGGTGCCGCAAACCTACGCGGGCATGAGCAGCGCGTGTCAGCAGTTCGAGGCGGCCGTCCTCGCCGGCCAGGTGGATGCTGGCGGCAGTCCGTTGATGGCCTGGTGTGCGAGCAACGTCGTCGTGCAGCGCGACGGCAAAGACAACATCTATCCGGTGAAGAAGCGCAGCCGCGGTCGGATCGACCCGATTGTCGCGTCGATCATCGGCATGAGTCTGGCGATCCGCCAGGTGCCGCCATCGTCCACGGCCTATGACGACCACGGCTTGATGGTCGTGTGAGGGAGCTCACGTTCATGCCAGCGATCAAAGACCTGACGACGCATCCAGAAACCTACGTGACCGTGGCGGAGCTGGCCGCTCACTGGGGCTACGCCGAGCGCACAGTCCGTTACTGGATCGAGAAGAAGACGCTGCGGGCCTCTCGGATCGGCGGGTCCTGGCGGGTGCGCACTGTTGATGCGATTGCCTTCGGGCGACCCTACGAGCCGACGTTTGGGCCCGTCGCGTCGGCTTGAGAGTGGAAAATCTTGCGGCAATCCCGGCAACCTCGGCAATCTCGGAAATCCTGACAATTACCCTATCGACACAATGCCTCACGGAGCCGCATGTTGGGTGCGTGCAGTGGCTCTGGCGTCTGTCCGGTCGCATCCCGTGCCTCCGTCGTGAGGTCATTGTGAACCTGTCCGATGGCGCGACGGCGATCCGGGGTGTGCTCATTGATGTCGCTGGCCCGTGGTTCGTGCTGAAGCAGGCGAGCGTGCTGCAGGTCGGCAGCAAACCCGTGGCGATGGACGGAGACGCGGTCATCGATCGCGCCAAGGTCCTCTTCATCCAGGTGGTGTGATGGCGGTGGTCTCCAGCTACGGCGCCCTCACCGCGATCGGCGCGCCCGCGCCCAGCCTGGTGTCTGCGGTCTCCAGCTCAGGACCGTTCTACGACGGCTATCGACGCACGTACGGTCAGATCTATAAGCAGCAGCCGGCCGTCCGTACGGTGATCGACTTCTTCGCGCGCAACATCGCGCAGCTCGGCCTGCACGCGTTTCGTCGCATCGCCGATGAAGACCGCGTCCGGCTGACAGACCATGACCTGGTCAAGACGCTGCAGAAGCCGAATCCGTCCACCACTCGGTATCGCTTCATCGAGAACACGGTCCAGGACATCGGTATCTACGCCAATGGGTATTGGTTGAAGGTGCGCACCCCACGTCGGCTCGGTCTCGTGCGCCTGCCGGCCGGACAGGTCGGCGTCAAAGGGGGCCTGCTCCCGACCGACTACGAATGGACGCCACCTGGGGCCGTGCCGACGCAGTGGTTCAAGCCGTCGGAGATCGTGCACTTCCGGATGTACGACCCCGACAACCCCCTGCTGGGGTACCCGCCGCTTGAGACCCTGCGCCGCGTGTTGGCGGAAGAGTTCGCCGCCGGCGAGTATCGCCAGTTCTTCTGGAAGAACGCCGCACGGATCGAGAGCGTCATCGAACGTCCCAAGGACGCGCCGAAGTGGGAGAAGCCGCAACGCGACAGCTTCCGCGAGCAGTGGCAGCAGTTCGCGGGTTCGAAGTCCGGCATGACCCCGGTTCTCGAAGATGGCATGCAGCTGAAGGCGATGGGGCATAGCGCCAAGGACTCGGAGTACTTGGGCGCTCGGAAGCTCTCGCGTGAAGAAGTGGCCGCCGAGTACCACGTGCCGCTCCCGATGGTGGGCATCCTTGAACACGCCACGTTCGCGAATATCCGCGAACAGCACAAGCAGCTCTATCAGGATTGCCTGGGCCCGTGGCTGACGATGCTCGACGAGGAAATCGCGCTCCAGCTCGTGCCGGAGTTCGAGGATGTGGAGGACGTCTATCTCGAGTTCAACATCGCCGCGAAGATGGCGGGGTCGTTCGAAGAGCAGGCGCTGTCCCTGCAGACGGCGATCGGACGTCCCTACATGTCGCCGAATGAAGGCCGGGCCCGCCTGAATCTGCCGCGCGACCCGGACCCTGAGTCGGACCGCATCGCGCGCAACCTCAACCAGACGACGGGCGCGCCGGCGCCGCGGGTGGATGCGGGGCAGGCTCGCGCCGTCATTGCGACGTTCGCGGCGCGGCAGGCGGCCAGGCTGGCGAAGGTCGACGTGGATCAGCGCGCGGCGTCATTCGACCTGCCGCGGTGGACGCGTGAGCTCGCGGCTGACCTCACGCCACTCTCTCTGCACGCCCACGCGTTGGCGTGGACCATCAACCGCGCCACCCTGGCGCTGCTGAGCGAAGGCCATCCACCGTGGACCCCCGCGCGCGTCGACGCCGTGTCCGCGTGGGTCGCCCAACAGGAGACTGCCCATGTCTGACCGTTACGCGCACATCGTCCGTGCCGTCACCGAACACCCGTGGGCGATCGTGCCGTCGGTGCTCGACACCATTATGGGCGTGCTGCAGTTGCGCCTCGAGGGGCACGAGCTGAGCGCCGACGACATCCAGGCCAGGGTCGGCGACCCGAAGCGACCGGAGCCCGCGCGTGTGGGCAACGTCGCGGTCCTGCCCTTGCACGGCGTCATGGCGCAGCGCATGAACCTGTTCACGGAGATCTCTGGAGGCGTGTCGACAGAGGTGTTCGGCCAGCAGCTGCGCGCGGCCCTCGCGGATCCCGAGGTGGCGGCTGTCGTGATCGACATCGACTCTCCAGGGGGATCCGTCTTCGGCGTCGAAGAACTGGCGCAGATGGTGTACGCCGCGCGCGGCGACAAGCCGATCGTGGCAGTGGCTGACAGCCTGGCTGGCAGTGCCGCCTACTGGGTGGCTGCCCAGGCGGACCAGCTCGTGGTGACGCCGAGCGGCCAGGTCGGGAGCATCGGCGTGTTCATCGTGCACGCGGACCGGTCGAAAGCAGCCGAGGTGGCGGGGGTGAAACACACCCTCATTAAGGCTGGCAAGAACAAGGCGGCCGGCCACGAATGCGTGCCGCTCACGGAAGAGGCCCAGGCGGTCATCCAGGAGGCCATCGACGAGTATTACGACTTGTTTGTCCGGGCGGTGGCCCGCGGCCGCGGCGTGTCTGCCGCGACGGTGCGCGCGGGCTACGGCGAAGGTGCGGCGCTGCCCGCGCGGTCGGCGCTCGCCGCCGGCATGGTGGATCG